TATTTAATCAATGTTTACTCACTCCTTTAGCAGTAATATATGTTTACAATGTAACCACAATAAACATTGTATACAATGTAAACCCTGTAAACACTGTTTATTCATCTTCCTTCTTTGGCCCATTGTCATAGCCTAAAAGGTACTCTCTCATTGCTTCCTCGGTAACATACCACCTTGTACCAAACTTGCGGGCTTTTATACGGCCTTCTCTTAAAAACCTTCTAATACTCTGTGGGGTCATATCAAAGGCTTTTGCTATTTCTTGCACGTCATAAAATTTAATGTCGCCTATCTGTTTCATTATTTATCCTCCCTTTCTATAACCTCTTTGCCCTCTAAAAACTCGGCTAACATTTTATTGACTACATCCTTTAAGGTTTCTCTTTCGGTATAGGCGTAATCTTTGAGTTTCTTTAATAAATCCTCCCTTACAATAAAGGTTGCTCTTGTAAAACCGTCCCTTAACCCTTCCTGGCTGCTCTTTTCGTACTCTCGGTATATAGTGCGCGGCCTTCCCATATTGTTCTTTGGTACTTCCAGGGGCTTATCTTCTTTAGGCTCCTGCGCTGGCTGTTCAAAAAACTTGCTTACGGCTTGATCGCCTAAGCCTTCTATTTTCTTCTTGCCCATTTTTTACTTCCTCCTTTAATAATCTCTGCTGTTAAAGCGTTGTAGCCTTCTGACGTTGGCGAAACAGGCGAATAGGTAATAATATCTGTTTGGCTGGCCTGGGCTTCTCTTGTCGCCACACTTGCCCTTATAAACGTCTGGAATACTTTAGTATTCATCCGCTTTGAAACGCTCTTTATGGTCTTAACAAACTCTTTTGATAAAAGGGTTCTGTGGTTATGCTGCGTAAATAAAAGCCCTTCAATCTCCAGGCCTGGGTTACTATGTTGCCTTACCGCTTCTATGGTATTATATAATTGGCTTAAACCTTGTAAGCTCAATACATCTGCTGACATTGGAATAATAACGCTGTCGGCTGCTGTTAAGGCGTTAATGGTTAAGATCCCCAATGACGGCGGGGTATCTATTAAAACATAGTCGTAATTATCCTTTACGGCTTCCAACTTGCCCCTTAATAGCTCCGGTTGCGTAAACTCCATATCTGCGCCGCTTAATAGAATGTTGGCCGGTATAATATGGCCGTTCTTGGTATGCTGTAAGGCTTCTAAAATACTGGCCTTGTCGCTCAATACCTCATATACTGTGGGCTTATTTACGTTGTCGGCTCCGGCTATAAAAGACAAATTACCCTGCGGATCCAGGTCAACCATTAAAACCTTATAATCTTTGTAGGTCATTGACGCGGCCACATTATGGGCTGTTGTGGTCTTACCTACGCCGCCCTTTTGGTTCGCTATTGCTATAACCTTGACCATGTTTTACCCTCCTTTTATTTAATGTTTACTTGGGTAACATTATACTATTGCGGCTTATAGAATGTCAAGAATGAATATAGGCGGCTAAGGTTTTAACCCTGGCCGCCCTTTGGCTTTCAATATCCTCTTTTTAACCGGCGCATTGTAACGCTTGGCGCGTCCATTTGGGGCTGATAGGTTATCATGCGGACGTCTGTATTATAATCTTTAGCTATGCCTATTTTCTTAAACTCTTCTAGTATTACTAGTACCCCGGCTGCTGCTTCTGATATGTCGTTAGTTTCTGGATAGACAAAATATTTACCCTCTGCATACACAACAACGGCGTATGTAGAAAATGGGTTGTCTGGTTCAATAGGAAATGCAAAGATTGTACCGCCTAACTGCTGCCTTAAGTTTTTAGCTGTTTCAATGGCCTGTTTCTTCAACGCTCTATACCTCCCTTTCTATTGCTTCATTCAAAATCTTTTTAGCTTCCAATAAGTAATCAAAGGCTATGTCCACAACGGTAAAAATCTGGTTATACTCCAAAAACCACGTTGCAGCCTGTTTTGCGTTCCGGCTTTTATCGGACCCGCTCAAATATGCTATGGCCGCTCTTGGATCCGGCTTTTCTGCAAAACTGTAATCCTGTACCCAACGGCTTAAAATGGTTTCTGCTTTATCAAGCTTTACTTCTGCATATGCAATGCTGTTTCTTGTTTCAAACAACTCATGCTTTAAGGCTTCCTCTGTAACGTTTGCTGCCGTTACTTCGTTTACCTTGTTTACCTTGTTTACCATACTTACCGCGTTTACCGTCATATTCATTCTCCTTTCCTCTTTATTTGACAAGTTACTTTAATGTTTACTTGCCTTTAATGACATATTACCACATGATTATTAGGTATGTCAAGGGTTATTGTGTAAACTTAATAAACTTGGTAAACATAAAAGACGAATAGAAGAGAAAAACCCCATACCTTGACGGTATAGGGTCATACTATAGCTGTGGGCTTATCCCTCATACGGTATTATGTCGTCTGGATCTGGTGGCCTTAATGTTTGGCTTGCGTAAAGGTGTAAATTCTCCTTGTACCCCTCGAAGGTATCAACGCGCTGTATATCATACCAAACGCCTTTATACTCAATGTACATTTGCGGGGTTATATCTGGCCGCCAATTAACGGTAAAGAGCATTTCTTCCTTGTTCTGTACTGCGGCAGCTGCAAAGTATTCTGTAGCTGATAGCTGCCTTACATACGCCCATAGTTTACCTGGGTGTATAGGCTGATAACTGGATCTTTGGTTACCCCATTCATCTTTAGTCATAACCTCCTTGTAAATGGTTATTTTCTTATCCTTAAGCACGTTTCCCTTGGCCATGTTCTCACTCCTTTATAAAGCGTTTAGAAACTCGTTATAATGCTCATATAAGCCCACATAGGCGTTTAAAAGGCTTGAAGTGCCATCTATGCGCTGTTTTGCGCTCTGCGCCTTAATGGGTACTATATTGCCGTTTCTGTCGGTCTGTATGCCGGTGTTGGTAAGGCACCATTTAAGAATAGGGTTGTTGTTATAGTTTATCTTCTTGGCCTGTAAGTCTGCGCCTAACATCTGCATAGGTAAGCTTAAGGTTTTGGCCCCTTGTATGCAGCGTACCATGTTAAAGCCGTAATTCTCCATTTCCTCAACCCAATACTTTGCGCTGTAGCTGTCGTAATAGATCCAGCCCGGTGGTATGCCTTTCTCGTTTACCATCTCTAAAGACCAGGCTGTAACGTCGCCGTAATTGATTGTATTACCATTACAAAGCCTTAATAGGCCTTGCTCATACCATTTATCATAAGGTATTTTTTCAACCTGTACGCGCTGTTCAAAGCTATCTCGTGGTAGCCAATACATTTGAGTTACAAAGCGTTCCTCTGTTTCCTTGTCCATCATTAAGAGCGTCGCGCAAGTTAAGTCTGTGGTAATACTAAGGTCTGCGCCGCCTATAGCATAGCAATTCTTAAACCTGGCAATGTCAAAGGTTTTTTCATTGTTTATATCGTCAAAGCTTAACCAGGCTGTACTAACGGTATCTCTAACGTTAAAGTCTTTTACCAATAGGCCGCTTAAGCCCTTGGGGTCGTTCTTGGCTCTCTCAACCTTGTTTATAAGGTCGTCAAGCTTCTTAATAGTTCCTAAACCTGGATTAGCCTTCTCCCATGCCTGTGGATCCTGCCATTCCTCCCGGTTGTCTAATTCGTAAATGATAGGTAAAAAGGTATCGTCTGTAAAGGTTCCATCAACTACGCTGCAAGCATAGGCGTATATATCATCAAAGATACATTCCCTAACGGTTCCGGCGGTCGTAATCATAATAAGTAAAGGCTGCCGTCTTGCGCTTTGGCTCTGTTTCATAACTTCGTAAAGGTTACGGTCTTTTACGCTGTGCAGCTCGTCCATAATAACGCAATGAGCGTTAAGGCCGTCCAGGGTGTCGCTGTTCTTGCCCAAAGGTTGAAACTTGCTCATAGTCATTGGGAAATATAAATCACTCTTACGCTTTTTTATATACTTGCTAATGTCCGGGCTTTGCTTAATCATGTTGTAGGTTTCGTCAAAGATAATACGCGCCTGGTCTTTCTTGGTCGCTGTACTGTAAACCTCTGCGCCTGGTTCGTTATCTGCAATCATCATATAAAGAGCAATACCGGCAAGCATGGTACTTTTACCGTTCTTGCGGCCAACCATGAATAAGGTTTCCCGGTACTTCCTTAAGCCTGTTTCCACATGGATAAAACCAAATAAGGCGGATATATAAGCCTTCTGAAATAGTTCCAGTTTAACCGGCTTTCCCGCCCATTCGCCTTTAGAGTGCTTACAAAATTGCTCTATAAAGCGTATAGGCTTGGTTGCGCGGTTCTCGTCGAATATATACCCGCCCTTTGGGTTCTTTATATCATCAACAAGCTTCTCGTACTGCTTCCGTACCCTTGCAGAAACAATACAACGGCCGTTGTTGATTTCATTGTAATATTGTTCTATATAGTTCATCATCTCCACCGCCTTAATTAGCCTTTATAAACTCGTATAAGGCGTTTTCCTGTGCGTCCTGGGCTGCCTTGGGTAATAGGTCGGTAAGCTGCTTATAGAGTAAACTATAACGCTGTACTGTGGTATTATAGGCCTTTAATGCCGGGCTTTCTCTTAAAAATTCCTGCTTGCCCTGCTTGAATAACTCAACGGTTCCGGTATCTTTTACTTGTAGCTTAAGGTCGTCCAGGGTTAAGGCCATGAAGGTAAGCTCTTTTATAAGGCTTGCAGCAATGGGCTTCTTATCTTCCGGCACCTGTTTCAATATTTTGTTAAATTGTCTTTTGATTTTTAATAGTTCCTTATCTTTGTCTATCTCCATGAATTTCACCGCCTTATTACTAACTTATTACCGGTTGTTTATGGCCTGTTTGCCCCTCCCCTTATATGAAAACTCATGGAGAGGTTTTAAGAGGTCCGCCCGCCGGTCCCTGGGCCGTCGTTGTCGTTTCTCTTGCCGGGGGTATAAACTAATTCGCCTTTGCTGTTAAAGCTCAATCCCTCTGCGCAAACTTCTGCGCTGCTGTGTTCTTTGTTATGGCAATCCTGGCACAACGCTTCAAGGTTGCTCCAACTCAAAGTAATGTTAGGGTCGTTAATGTTCTCTGGTGTTATATACTCTCTATGGTGTACTACCTTTGCCATATCCCCACAACGTTCACATATATAATGCTTGCTGCTCATGTATGCCGCCTGTGTTTCTTTCCAGGCCTTGCTTTTATAAAAGCTTCTGGCATAGTCCTTCATGGCTTACGCTCCTGTCCTCGCCATTACTGTAATAGCTTTGAGCAAGCCGTCAATGGTTCGTTGTAGCTTGTCGCTGTCTGTCTGTTCTGCGTTATACCACAACTGTAATATAAACTTACTGGCCGTCTTAACTAACGGCTCTGTAACCTGTTGCTCTGCTGTCATTCCGGTTGTTACTTCAATGTAACCTGGTATAGCTTGAAGTAAGGATAATATAATAACGTCGTTGTCTGTGCCGTCTATCCTCAAATGTTCCCTTGCTTCCTCTAAACTTAAGGCCATACTATCTCCCACCCCCATTGGTTGATTGGCTGACATAAAGCTGTAATTCACATTCCATCAACTCCTTATTAAAGTAAAGGGTACTGGTATAAAACCAATACCCTCCGCCCAATCAATAGGCCTTATTGTGCTTCTGCTTCATACAGTTTTACAAAGGCCTCGGTAACTATCGGCTTACAGTCTGCTATTGCCAAAGCTCTGTAGTCAATCAAGCCGCTTCTAAAGCTGCTTTCTCTGGATACTTCAATTACAATGCCTTCTGCAAGGTTATAGCCCATGTAATTAAAGTTCCCCAGGTAAATATCAC